ACCCCCACCTCCAAAGAGGCCACCACCCCCACCTCCAAAGAGGCCAATGCCTACAACAACGTATAAAGGTGGTTCCACCGGCGGCATGGCTATGAAAAAAGGTGGTAAGGTTAAAGCTAGGGGCAAGAAATGATAGCCAGTCGTGGCATGGGTGACATCCTGCCTTCTAAAATGCCCAAGGGCGCTAAGAAGGCCCGTCGGGATGACACCGATTTTACCCAATACGCCGAAGGCGGAAAGGTAGGACTGTATGACAACATTCATGCAAAACGTAAAAGAATTGCCGCAGGCTCTAAAGAGAAAATGCGCAAGCCTGGTAGCAAGGGTGCGCCAACTGCTCAAGCGTTCATAAACTCAGCAAAAACCGCAAAGAAATAAAGGAACATTATGTCTGCACTCAATTTGACTCCTGATGAAGAAGCATTGGTACTCGATGCTTTACGCACGAAAGCAAACCACTACAACGCTATGTTCAGTTCTACCGACATGGCTCTTGAGGCTTTGATCGCCAAAGTTGTAGGCCAACTGCCCCAGCCTGAGCCCGTAGAAGTTGCTCAAGCAGAAGCCGCCGCTGAAGCCGCTTTCCAAAACGACGTACCGCACGAGCAGTTCACTCACGAAGACGACGCAGCCCCCGCAGTGGAGTAAACCATGGCAGTCTCAGGAACCACCTCGTTCAATTTAGACCTTACAGAAATTGTCGAGGAGGCTTTTGAGCGAGCTGGTGTTGAGTCGCGTACGGGTTACGATATCCGCACTGCAAGACGAAGTTTGAATCTTCTGTTTGCAGATTGGGCTAACCGCGGCCTAAACATGTGGACGTTTGAGCAGGGAACTATCCCCCTGATCCAAGGTGTCGCCACATACGATCTCCCTTCGAATACCGTCGATCTTATCGAACACGTTATCCGTACAGGCGCGGGCAGTGCTTCTACGCAAGCTGATTTAACTATCACGCGTATTAGTGTTTCTACTTACGCCACTATTCCAAACAAGCTGCAACAGGCCCGGCCCATCCAAGTATGGATTGAGCGTCGGCAAGAAACCCCCCGCTTTACGGTTTGGCCTGTGCCAGATCAGGGTACGGCATTGCAGCCCGTTTATGTGTTTGTGTACTGGCGTTTAAAGCGTATCGACGACGCAGGTAGTGGCGCTAACACCATGGACATACCTTTCCGTTTCTTACCTTGTATGGTAGCGGGCTTGGCGTACTACATTGCCATGAAAGTACCCGGTGGTTTAGAGCGCTTAGAAGTTTTGAAAAATCAATACAGTGAGGCTTGGGAACTGGCTTCTACGGAAGATCGCGAAACAGCAGCTATCCGCTTTGTGCCTAGACAGATGCAGATTGGTGGAGGCAGCTAATGGGTAATCGGTTTGCAGACGGCCGAATAGCAATCGCCGAATGTGACCGGTGTGGCCAACAGTTCAGGCTAAAACAGTTAAAGAAAGAAGTCTTAAAGACTAAAATCTATAATCTGCTTGTTTGCCCTGAGTGCTGGGACCCAGATCATCCGCAGTTACAGTTGGGTATGTATCCAGTGGACGACCCGCAAGCTCTACGCAATCCGCGTAGGGATACAACCTACATAACTTCCGGCCCTAACAACGCCGGTAACCCGAGCGGTGGTAGTAGAGATATTCAGTGGGGCTGGAATCCGGTTGGCGGAGCTAGCGGAGTTGATGCGGGGTTGACGCCAAACTACTTGGTGGCAACGACATTTGTTGGTACAGTAACGATAACGGTATCCTAAGGAGGAATCATGGCATATACAAAATCAGCAGACGGAATTGCTAAGAAAGGCAAGACTTCCGTTCAAATTTTCCCTAACAGCGGTTCTAATCAAAAAGAAACGATGGGTGGTAAAAAATCTTCAGGCGTAAAAAACGGCGCGGCTTTAAAAGTTGGTCGCAATTTGGCACGCGTAGCTAACCAGCGTGGTGGTTAACGTGGCCAAATACAGTCAGAAACTAATGGGTAAAGAAGTCGGTCAAGCCGACGTATACGCGGAGCCTCATACTATGACCGGCAAAAAAGTTAAAGCGCAATCTAATCCTGGTAAGCCAACAGAGTTGAGCGACGCAGGCTCAATGCACATGAGCGTTGGTGTGTACAACAACCGCAAGAACGAACCCGGGATTAAAACTACCGGTATTAAACAGCGCGGTTCTGGCGCTGCTGTTAAAGGCTTTACGTCTAAGGGCCCGATGGCATGAACTATGCTGAACTTGTTACCGCGGTACAAGACTACTGCGAAAACAATTTCCCAACGACTGACATGGATATTTTTATCCGTCAGGCGGAGCAGCGCATCTATAACACGGTACAGATTGCCAACTTACGCAAAAACGTAATTGGTGTTCTAACCCCCGGTAACAAGTATTTGCAGTGCCCTAATGATTTTCTGTCAGCGTATAGCGTTGCCATTTACCCTTCTAACACGACTACTGCTACTGGTGCTCTTGGGGCGCTCACGATAACTGTCGCAAGCAACACAGGTATTGTTGCTGGACAGTACGTAACCGGTACCGGTATTGCGCCAAACGCTACTGTGGTATCGGTTGTTGGTACAACCATTACGTTGTCCGTAGCTAATACAGCAATCGTGACAGGTAGTGTTGTGTTTGAAGGTGAATACCTTTATTTGCTAGATAAAGATGTAAACTTTATTCGCGAAGCGTATCCAAACCAATCGCAAGTAGCGAAGCCTAAGTACTACGCTATATTTGGACCACAAACTTCAACTCCGACTGAGTTAACGTTTATTCTTGGACCAACACCAGACGCTAGCTACTACGCTGAGCTTAATTATTACTACTACCCCATTTCAATCACCGACCCTGCAAGTCTTGGTGTTACATGGCTTGGTGATAACTTTGATTCAGCGTTGTTAAACGGTACGCTTATGGAAGCAGCAACATACATGAAAGCGTCTGCAGAAGATGCTGCGTTGTATGAAAAACGTTACATTCAGTCAATTAGCTTACTCAAGAATTTGGGTGACGGTAAACAACGTATGGACGCTTATCGTGATGGTCAGGTTAGGGTCAAAGTATCATGAGTATTGTTCAGACCCAAACCACCAGCTTTAAGAAAGAGCTGTACCAGGGTATCCATGATCTGTCTACGGACGTCATTAAGATCGCCCTGTACACAGCTAACGCCAATATAAATGCTGATACCACGGTGTATTCTAGTGTTGACGAGGTAGTAGCTGCGGGCTATACCGCAACTGGTGAAATTCTTACCCCCGTGACAATCAGCTCTTCAGGTTACACCGCCTACGTAAGTTTCCCCAACGTGTCTTGGACAGCCGCATTGACGGCTAGATGCGCATTGATTTACAACTCTTCTCAGGCTGATAGATCAATTGCGGTATTGGACTTTGGGTCTGATAAGACATCAACTACATTGTTCACAATTACAATGCCAGCAGATACCTCAACCGCAGCACTTATTAGGAGTTCAAATTGATTGTTACCACGACCAAAGGCGATATGGACGACTCTTTGCTTGAAAAACGCGAAGGTTCCCTTGATAATGAGATTGAATCCACAACTTGGGTTGAATATTGGTTAGAGGGTGAACTCGTTCACCGTTCTGCTCATGTCACCCTAAAAACCGGCCCCTCGCTGTTTGCTGAAGCAGCAGAATTTTAAGGAACTACTATGGCTAATACGCAATCAATGTGCACGACTTTTATGGGTGAGCTGCTAACCTCTACCCATAATTTTGGCGTTGCCCCCGTCCGCGCAACATCAGCGGCCGATACGTTTAAAGGCGCGTTGTATTTGACAACCGCAACGGTTGACGCAAACACCTCCGTTTACTCCGCAACCAACGAAGTAACCGGCTCTGGCTACACTGCTGGTGGCGTTGCCGTAACTAACGGCACTGTGCCTGCTCAGACCAATACGTCAGCTATTGCTGGTGTTGCTTACTGGACTCCTTCAGCAAGCATTACTTACACTTCAGTAACTCTGGCTACGGCGTTTGACTGTGTGTTGATCTATAACTCAACACAGAGCAATAAAGCCGTCAGCGTGCACACCTTTGGTTCGCAGACTGTTACGTCAGGCACGTTTACACTTACGATGCCCGCAAACACTACGACTACGGCGCTGCTTCGTTTGACAACTAGTTAATCCCTTTTTACAAGGGAGGTAACCCATGGCCGGATGGGGCGCTAGTACATGGGGGGATGACACCTGGGGCGGCACCAATGTAACGGTAGCCCTCACGGGTGTTTCCGCTCGTGGGTTTGCCGGTACAGTAACTGATAGCCGCACCAGAGCGCTCACAGGTGTTTCCGCTCGTGGGTTTGCCGGTACAGTAACTGATAGCCGCACCAGAGCGCTCACAGGTGTTTCCGCTCGTGGCTTTGCGGGCACGGTAACTGCTAGTCGTACTAAAGCCCTTACTGGTAATTTTGCTCGTGGCTTTGTAGGTATAGTTCAAGGCACTGTTCCAAGCGCTACTTCGGGCGCTAGCGCTAGGGGATTTGCCGGTACAGTAACTACTGATCGCACCAGAGCCCTCACGGGTGTTTCCGCTCGTGGTTTTGCGGGCACGGCTGGATTCTCAAAGAGTTTTGCGCTTACAGGCGTTGAAGCCGCGGGTAATGTTGGGACGGTTACCCCTTCGATTGTGTACTTTGTCTCATTAACGGGCGTTTCTTCCAGTGGGTTTGCTGGTACTGTAGCTATTGAGAAGTCTAGGCCCCTTACCGGCGTAACCGCTAGCGGCACTGTAGGCACCGTAACCCCTATTTTTGGCTATGCCGCCGCATTGTCCGGCGTAAGCGCCCAAGGTTTTGTAAGTGGCTTCCCCATCATAGCTATATCCCCTGTGGTGGCGTCTGGTGAAGTTGGCACTGTCGGCGTTGAGGTAGAAGTTGAGTTAATCGGTGTTGGTAGCGCCCCCCAAGTTGGCACGGTTGAGGCTGGAATTGAATACGAGATTACTGGCGTTGAAGCTACAGGCGACATAGGTACTGTTGTTCCTGAGTTTTTAATACCACTAACCGGCGTCGGGGCCGAAGGTTCTGTTGGCTCTGTAGTTTATGTTAGAGAATACGGCGCTACCCTAACTGGCGTGTCTGCCCGCGGTTATGCTGATGATGTCATTAAAGCGCCTCGCGAAATTGGTATATCTGGCGTAAGCGCTACTGGTGAGGTAGGATCACTTGGCAACACCAATTGGATAACAATTGATGACACGCAGACTCCGTTCTGGCAGAATGTCACAACGAGCTCTCCGTCTCCCGGCTGGCTCCCAGAGAACACTACTCCGCCCGGACCTGGGCCCGGCTGGACACCAACTTAAAGGAGCGATAGATGACTATCAACTATACAACGCTATTAGCGTTAGGTCAGCCGGTAACCGGCACAGAAAGCGGCGTGTGGGGCAACGTTGTCAACAACTCCGTTACCACATATCTTGACTCGGCAATCTCTGGTACGTTGTCTCTTACAACTGATGCTAACGTAACACTTACGTCAACCCAAGGTACGGCCTCCGCGTCTAACTTAGGCACAACATCCGCCCAATACAAAATACTTTCATGTTCGGGTTCTCGGTCTACGATCCGGACAATTACAGTCCCGACAAACAGCCGCGCATATGTTGTTCTTAACAACACTACCGGTGGTTTTGCTGTAACCGTAAAGGGCGCAGCGACTACTGGCGTAAACATATCCAACGGCGAATACGCTGTTGTTGCTTGGAACCAATCCACTAGTGACTTTGTAAAGTTAGGTTCTTCTGCTGGCGCTGCTGCTGGTGGCTCTAACACTCAAGTCCAGTTTAATAACAGTGGTGTTTTGGGTGGTTCCGCCAGCATGACGTGGAACGGCACGGTTCTAACTTCTACTTTTGGTGGCCCTCATAACGGCACAGTAGGCGCAACAACTCCTGCTAGCGGTGCTTTCACAACACTCTCTGCATCTAGCGCAGTAACGTTGAGTCCTGCTAGTAGCACGGTTACGATTAGCCCAACTGGTACAGGTACCGTGGCGATCAGCCCTGCTGGTACGTTGACGTTAAACCCAACCGCAGCTAGTACGATCAACAACATGAGTATTGGTGCTTCAACAGCAAGCACCGGCGCGTTTACAACACTAAGCGCAAGCTCTACTGTCTCAGGAACTGGCTTCAGTACTTACTTGGCAAGTCCCCCAGCGATTGGTGGTACAGCAGCAGCCGCCGGTTCGTTTACGACTCTGTCCGCATCCGGTAACTTTACCGCCAACGGAGCAGGCGCGGCAGTAAATATCTCCCCCACTGGCGCGGGTACTGTGGCTATCAGCCCCGGCGGTGCGGTAACGATGAACCCCAGCGGCGCTAGTACGATTAACAACACTAGCATTGGCGCAACTACTGCATCTACTGGTCGTTTTACAACTGTTACCTCTACCATTGCAACAGGTACTGCTCCGTTTACTGTAGCGTCCACAACCAACGTGGCCAACCTGAATGCAAGCAGTTTGAATGGCGCAACGTTTGCAGCACCCGGCCCATTAGGTAGCACAACCGCAAGTACTGGCGCACATACAACTTTGACTTGTTCTGGTCAAATTACATCCACCGTTGCCAGTGGTACAGCGCCGTTTGTTATTACATCCCCAACCAACGTCGCTAACTTAAACGCAAGTAGCTTGAACGGCGCAACGTTTGCAGCCCCCGGCGCAATCGGTGGTACCACAGCCGGTAGCGGCGCATTTACCACATTGAGCGCAAGTTCAACAGTATCTGGTACGGGTTTTAGCAACTACCTTGCATCGCCCCCAGCTATTGGTGGCACAGCACCCGCAGCAATTACAGGTACAACTGTTTCTGACTCTGCTGGTAACTTGCGTACTATCGTGCAGAACTCGCAGGCTACTTACACACTTGCGGCAACCGATAACGGTAAACACATTCTGGCTACCGGTACTATCACAGTTCCTGCTAGTGTTTTTACTGCTGGTCAAGTTGTCACAATCTTTAACAACACCGCCTCTAACATGACAATCACTACTTCAGCAGTGACTTGCTATCTGGCTGGTACAGCTACTACCGGCGCTCGTACGTTGGCGCAGCGCGGCATTGCAACTGTATTGTGCGTTGCAGCAAACACATTCGTTATTTCAGGTGGAGGATTGACATGACGTCTAGTCAGATGATGTTGTTTGGGGGCGGTCCACCCCCTGTTACTTTTGTTGGCCGCGCTATATCGCAGTACACTACTTCAAATCAGGTTTTTGGTTTGGGAATTGCTGGCGATACTTCTGGCAATATGTACACAGCTGGTTATAACCAAACTACTAATCGAGTACTGATTGCTAGTTTTAGCTCTTCTGGTGGCTATAATTGGCAACGTCAGTTAGCTCCTGCCTCTGTTTCAGTCATAGGTATGGACTACCGGTCAATAACCATAGACGCTTCGAACAATATTTATGTAGCCTTCTGGGTACGAAACGCAGGTGGAACAATTGATACAGGCTTTCTTGTAAAGTACAACTCGGCGGGAACAATTCAATGGCAGCGGCAGTTAACTGCCACAAGTAACAACGTCACCACACAGGAGGTGTATATTGAACCAGGCGGGGCTAACGTTTATGTGTGTGGTAGTTGTGTTGTTTCCGGTAATCAAGCTTTTCACGTAGTTAAGTACAACTCTTCTGGCGCTCTTCAATGGCAGCGACAGTTAACCGGTGGAACCTCAAATACGACTTATGACATACACGTTGATAGTAGCAGCAACGTTTATTTAGCGGGCCAGACAAACCGTGGCACCGCATCATTTGACGGGTACATTGCTAAATACAATTCTTCTGGCACACTTCAATGGCAGCGGCAGTTTACGTACAGCACGTTCCAAGGAGCAATTACGAGCATAACCACAGATTCTTCTCTCAATGTTTACGCAGCGGCTAGTAACCCGGTGACGATGATGTGGAAACTAACAAGCGCCGGAGCCACTACGTTTCAACAACAAAATAACGGGTATTATTTACCGTATCGGGGGTTCGTTTGCGATTCGACAAACGTCTTTGGAAATACGTACATTGGGACAAACGACAACCTCGTATCTGCAATATCCACCAGTACCGGCGCTGTAACATGGATGAACAGATTTACACAAGCAAGTGTTATTTTTGGTGGAGCCGCGTTTGGGTCCGCAGGTTATTTGTTAGTGACGTCACGCGGTGTTTCTGGTTCCGATGTCTATGGCGGACATTTCCGCGTGCCAACTAACGGCGCTAACACAGGCGCTGGCAGTATTAGCGCATCTCCTATAAACACAGTTTATAGCGTTGCTCCTAATACCGGCACAATTACTTCTACAAGTTTTACAAATAGCGCCGGAGCGCACACTGATGCCGCTGGGTCTTTGACAAGCGCTACAAGCTCACTTACCGACTCTGCTGCGTCCAATGGTAATAACACCGCTACGTTTTAATTAAGGAGAACCATGTCGTCTTACATTAAACTTTCAACACTTGAGTACCCCCGCCACGAAGGAGATATCCGCAGTGAGTACCCCGAAATCACGGTAGACCAGACTGGCGCAACCTTCCCTTGCCCCGACACGTATGCATTGGTAGAAGAAACTCCTATACCCGAGGTAACGGACACACAAACTTTTGCCGAGCTAGCGCCGGTTTGTATAGATGGAGTTTGGCGTCGCGTCTGGAGCGTTACTGAGTTGACATCTGAGGAGTTGGCATATCGTGCTGAACTAAAGGACAAACTACTGGTGCGTGAGTATTGAATGCGCTGGCTCCTTCTTCCACTGTTGTTAGTGTTGGCTGGAGCCGTAGCCAAAAATGGCTGTTATGAAAGATTGGGCTGAAGCGTTCATTGTTGCGGTCTTTTTGACCATCTTTGTTGTGTGGGGTACGTTCACCCTTGTTTGGCTTTGGGGATGAAATGATTGACATTACCAAAACAATTGGCGCTGTTGCCGCTACCGTTGCCGCATTAGGGGGCAGTTACACGCTTGCCGATAAGTTTGGTTGGTTTGACCGCGCAATCATTGAATGGTCGCCTGAGAACTTTAAGATTGTGGCAGAGGCTGGCAAGCCCATCAATGTCACGGTTGCAAGAATAAAGAAGCGGGACGACTGTTCTGTCGAGAGTTTTACGCCAAGCATTCGTGATGCGGCTGGTATGGTGCATGAAGCAACCACCACTGCAAGCAAGTTTAGTGGCCCAGCGGGGCCAGAGATTGATACGTTCACCTACGAACTGACAATGGTAGGAAAAGAAAAGGTTATCAGCGGCAAAGCTACTTTGCTGGCGACGATCAAGTACAAGTGTCCTGAAGGGGAGCGCGTTGTGCAGTACCCTCGTCATGCAAATTTAAGTTTTGAATTGAAATGATTGATCCGATCACGGCGCTAGAAGGATTGCAAACTGCAATCAGTGTCGTTAAAAAAGCTAGTAAAGTGGCTAGTGATCTGGCAGGTCTAACGCCGTCAATAGCCAAGCTTTTTGATGCCAAGTCAACCGCTACCAAGGCCATGCTTCAAGCCAAGCGTACAGGCGGTAAGTCTAACCTTGGTGCGGCGTTACAAATTGAGATGGCTTTGGATGAAGCCAAGCGGTTTGAAGAGCAGTTAAAAATGTTGTTCATGCAAGCTGGGCGCATAGACGTATGGAATGCAACCAAGGCCCGTCAAGCTGAGATGGACAGGGATGATGCCAAAGAGATGGCGGCCTTACACGCTGAAGAGAAAAAGCGCAAAGAGGCCGAGGCCGAACAGATGGAGTGGGCAATTGCCATTGTGATTATTGTGATGTTTGTTGGTGCTGTTGGCTGGGGGCTTACACAAATTAACGAACTATGCGCTACAGCAAGGTGTGGTAGGTGAATGAGTACCAAAAACAGTTTGACCTCTTCTGTAAAGTCTTTGTCAGGCTGTGTATTGCGTGGTGGGTGCTTGGGCTGCTCCGGTTCCTGCCTGACGAGTTGGCGGGGAAAATTGTTGATAAACTACTTGGAATGATAGGACTCGGATAATGTTATCTCTATTCTCAACCCTTGGCGGCTTGCTCATATCAGGCTTGCCCAAACTACTAGACTTCTTTCAGAACAAGGCTGACCAAAAGCATGAGTTGGCGCTTGCCCGTGTCCAGATGGAGTTACAGCTTCAGATGATGGCGCAGGGTTTTGCCGCCCAAGAGCGCATGGAAGAGATTCGCACCGACCAGATTGCTATGGAAACAGACGCGCAGATGACTGTAGCGGCCTATGACCACGACAAGAAGATCATGGAAGAAGCCAGCCGCTGGGTGGTGAACTTTGTGGGCACGGTTCGCCCGATGGTCACTTACATCTTTGTGCTGGAACTGTGTGCAATAAACGCTTGGATTGCCTACTACGTTTACAGCAACCCACGGCTTGTGATGAGCATGGAAGACCTGATCCGCCTGTCCGACATCATCTTCTCCACGGATGAGATGGCAATGCTTGGAGGCATCATAGGGTTCTGGTTTGGCTCAAGAAGCTGGAGCAAGAAATGAAATTGGGCGAAGCTGGCGCTAAACTAATGCACCAGTGGGAGGGGTACAGGACTAAGCCTTACCTCTGCCCAGCCCATATCTGGACAATTGGTTATGGTCATGTGCTGTACCAAGATCAAATCCGTCTGCCCGTAGTCAGGGTGGAGGGCAAAGACACCCCTATGATCCGCAAAGAGATGCCACTGAAACCGGAGGACAACCGTGTCTGGACTAAAGAAGAGATCGAGAAACTATTCGCAGATGATGTCGGCCCTACTGAACGTGGTGTTCTTAGACTTGCTCCCGCTTTATCTGGTCGTCAAGGGGCTTTTGATGCGTGTGTCAGCTTTGCCTTCAACGCCGGAGTGGGGGCTTTTCAGCGTTCTTCTATTCGGATGAAAATAAACCGTGGCGACTGGGAAGGCGCAGCCGATGCCCTCTTGCTGTATTGCATGGCTGGTGGCAAAATACTACTAGGGCTAAAAAAGCGCAGGGACGCTGAACGTGCCTTGTTTCTATCCTAGGACAGCCGATGCCATTACAAAAAATACTGTTTAAGCCGGGCGTCAACCGGGAGAATACTC